CAGGAGTGGGTCCAGCTCGCGGAGAAGATCATGCAGCGCGAGAGGGCGCTGCGGCGCGAGAGGGACCCGGGGGAGACCGCAGATGACGAGTGACCACACCGACGACGCGCTCGAGTCTCAGGGCTACCCGGAGGACCATCACTGGTCCCGACCGGTCTCGGCCCGGGAGCGCATGACCTACGACGGGAAAACCGGCTACTGGCACGCCGACACGGTCGCGGACCTCGTGGGGTGGACCGTCAGGCACGTCGACGACCGGGGTGACCACCTCCTGCTCTTCCTCGTGCGCATCCGCTACGACCTGAGGGACGCCCGCATCGTGGTCGCCCCGCGCTCGATCGACCTGCGCGGCCTCTGGCCCGGCGCCTGAGGCAGTTCTCCACAGGTTATCCACAGCAACCGTGGCGTGAAAGACCGAAGCCAACTCGCGTCAGGCTTCTCCACAGGTCATCATCGCCCGGGATGGAAGCCGCGCCCCTCGACCACGCCCTGTTCTACGCCGGGCTCGGTTGGCAGGTCTTCCCCGTGCACAGCGTGGTCGACGTCGATCAGTGCTCGTGCGGAAACGCCGGCTGCGACCACCAGGGCAAGCACCCGATCACGACGAACGGCCTGAAGGCCGCGACCGACGACGAGGAGCAGGTCCGCGAGTGGTGGGCGCAACACCCGACGGCTAACATTGGGGTCGCCACCGGGGAGGGCTCGAGCCTCTGGGTGCTCGACGTCGACCTGCGCGACGACGGGCCCGGTCACTTCGCCGGGTTCTGCGACGGGCGCGAGGTCCTGACGGTCGAGCAGGTCACCGGTTCCGGCGGCCGGCACCTCGTCTTCGCCTGGGACGCGGAGGCCGGCGAGGTCCGCAACCGGACCAACGTGGTCCCAGGGGTCGACGTGCGCGGCGAGGGCGGCTACGTCATCGTCCCGCCGTCGACCCACCTGTCAGGGAGCCGCTACGCCTGGGTCGAGGGGCGCGACCCGGCGGTGCTCGAGCCCCAGCTCGCCCCGCACTGGCTCTTGTCCCTGGCGCTTCACGACGGCCCGGCGGCGCCGGCGATGGCACGTGCGCGCGGCATGAACCCGGCCATCCTGACCGGCCCGCTCCCGGCGCGCGAGGTGCGCTCGATCAGGAGCGCGCTCGGCGCGATCAGCCCGGACTGCGACCACGAGACGTGGTTCAGGGTGGGGATGGCGCTGCACTCGACCGGGGCCGGCGAGCAGGCGTTCGCGATCTGGGACGGATGGTCCGCCGGCGGCACGCGCCCACGGGGCTCCGGCAAGGGCTCGGTCTACCCAGGAACCGAGGCCATCCGCCGGCGCTGGCGGTCCTTCGGCCGCCGAGAGAACGAGGTGCGGATCTCGAGCCTCTACTATCTGGCCCAGCAGTCCGGCTGGAGGGGGAACTTCGAGGAGGCCACGAACGGCGTCGTGACGGCGGCGCCGCCGCCGCCCCAGGACGCAAGCGTAGCCGCGGCCATGAACTCCATGCCGGCGCCCGGGGTATCCTGGCCCGACCCGGAGTGGATCTGGGGCCGCAACGAGCCGCCGCGGTTCCCCATCGACGACGCCTTCCCCGAGCGCCTGTGGTGGCTGCGCGAGTGGGTCAAGGCCCTCTCCTGGACCTTCCAGATGCCCGCGGACTTCCCCGCCAGCATGGCGGTGGCGATGGCCTGCGGCGCGATCGGTGGCAAGTACTGCGTCAGCGTGCCGCGGGTCCAGTGGCGGGAGCCCGCCGCCTTCTGGGTGGTGTGCGCGATGCCATCGGGGATGGGCAAGAGCCTGGCCTTCGACCCGCTGGTGAAGCCGTTCCGCGAGTACGAGTCCGGATTGCGCGAGCACGAGCTGCGCGCGGAGTGGGAGGCCCGGTTACGGGTCTCCGACCTGGCGGTACGCGCGGCCGAGAAGGAGCTGCAGCGCAAGGCCGGCCCGGCCGCGTCCGACCCCGAGCTGGCGACCGCGCTCGAGAAGCGGCTGACCAGCGCCATGCTGGCGCGCGAGATCCTGATGGCCCAGCGGCCTCAGTCCGGTCGCGTGCTGGTCTCCGACGCCACCTCCGAGGCCCTGTCCGAGTTCCTGGAAGAGCACCACGGGCGCGCGCTGGTGGCGGACCCCGAGGGCGGGGTGTTCGACCACGCGCTCGGCGGGGCATCGAAAGCGCCGCGCCTGGATGCTTGGCTGAAGAGCTACGGTGGCGAGACGATCGACGAGCGCCGCATCGGCAACGCCCTGAACGCCCGCTCGAAGGGCCGCTACGTGAAGGCCCCGCTGGTCTCGGTGGCCGTCGCCACCCAGCCCCGGGCGCTCGGGGCGCTGTTCGCCAACGAGCTCGCCGGCGCGAAGGGGTTCCTGGCCAGGTTCTTGACGATCGTGGTCCCACCCGAGCTGCCCGAGGAGTTTGCCCGCGAAGGGATGCTGCCTAGCGACCTGGTCGACCGATGGCGCTCTGCAGTGCACCGGCTGATGGCTGGCCCGCGGCCGGCGGAGCCCATCGAGATCTCGCTCTCCGAGGATGCCCGGGCCCTGTTCTTCGCCTGGGGACAGGGAGAGCTCGACGCCGCGCGCGCCGGCGACTCGGATGACGCGGAGGACTATCTGTCGGCCTGGAACGCCAAGTTCAGAGGGAAGGCCCTGCGCCTGGCGCTGGTCCTGCACGCCCTGTCGTACGAGAGCCCAGGGGCAATACCGGTCGACGGCGAGACCATGCGGGCGACCATCGCCTGGCTGCCCTACCTGCAGGCCCACAACGACCTGGTCGCCGACGTGCTGCGGGACGACCCGGACCTGCTGGTCGCCGAGCGGGTCCTGACCTGGATCGACGCGCGCGGGCTCTCGGGCCAGCCATTCAGCCGGGGGGCGCTCTTCAAGGGCCTGAAGGGGGGCAACACCCAGGCCGTCCGGCGAGTGGATGACCTGAACGGCCCGCTGGCTACCCTGACCGACGCGGGCTGGGTGCGGCCCGTGGGGCGCCTGGAGGCCCGCAGGAACGGCGTGCCGACCTCGAGGCGGTACGAGGCCCATCCGGGCCTCGGCGAGCACCTGGCGCGGCACAGGGCCGCTGAAGCGGAGCTGGGGCGGACCCTCGGGAGGCGGGGACTGTGAGGGGCGGCTCGGACATCCTCGGACAGGTGTCCGGACACGTGTCCACGGCGCTGGCCAGGCCCCGTCCCCCGGACAGGTGTCCGGACACGTGTCCACGGCGCTGGCCAGGCCCGTCCCCCGCAACCCGGCACGCGCGGCTCCCGGCCCTCGCAGGGCGCCCCAGGGCGCCGCGCGGACCTGCGCGACGCCCTGGCCGTCCCGAGCCCCGCGCGCGGCACACGGGCCCTGTGGGGCCCCCTGTGACCCCGGTGTGACCGGGCCGCCACAGGCGCGGTCACAGGCCGGTCACGGCCATCCCCAATTGTTATTGCAATGTAAGGAATGGGGGGACAGGGGGACGGAACCCCCGCCCACTCAAATGCAGTTTTCCGCGCTCCGTTTGTTCTGGTCCTGTTCGGTAGAATCGGCCTTGCAGACCACGTCAGGCCCTATATATACTAACAAATACCTAACAAGGAACAGAGTGTGTTAAGGGGTGGTCCCATTCCGGGAAGTGCATTTGAGGGTACGGGGGGTCCGTCCCCCTGTCCCCCGTTTCGTTCGTGTTCAGTTAGGGTTCCATGTTCGAGGAGGAAAGCATGAACGAGATCTCGATCTTCTGTTCCAACTGCGGTCGCCCGTTCCGCTGGCGCACCGAGCAGGTGATCGGCCAGCTTGAGCCGATCTTCGATGGATGGGAGCCGTGCGAGTGCGGCCAGGACCGGCCCGTCATCGAGGAGAGGCTGGGCCTCAAGCCCGAATCCGAAACCCGAAACCCGAGTACCACTCCCGCAGCCAAGGGCGAACCTGATCAGCCTGGAAACCAGCCCGAAGGAGGCACGGCAACCTGAAGGATCTCATCCCGATGCTGGCGTTCCAGGCATTCGGAGACCCGGTCGGCGAGCCACGCGCGCAACCCAGCCGCGCCGGCGGGAAGCTGCGCATGCACCGCAACTCGATGGCCGACCCCTGGAAGCGGGCCGTCCGCGCGGCCGCCCTGGAGGCCCTGGGGCGCGTCCCGTCGAGCCCCGTGTTCCCCCCTCGTGCACCGGTCCTGGTGACCCTCGAGTTCCGCCTGCGCCGGCCGGCGGCCCACCACGTCGCCCGGGACCGCGCCCGCCCCCTTCGAAAGGGCGCCCCGGCCTGGCCCACCCCCAAGCCGGACATCGACAACCTGGCCAAGGCCGTCCTCGACGCCCTTGGCCAATGGCCCAGGGGCGCCAGGCCCATCCTCTGGGCCGACGACCAGCAGGTCACCGCGCTCTGGGCGCGGAAGAGCTATGCTACGACCGAGGCGCCGCCGGGAGTCTCCGTCGAGGTTGCCATTCCCCGGCAGAAGGAAGCTTTGGAATATGAAGAAACCGAAGGACGACCTTGTCGTTCGTCGTGCGTTCGAGGTCGTACGCGCGCTTAAACGTGAAACGAGATCGCCGATCGACGTGATTCTCGACTACCGCTGCGAGCTCTTGGCGAGCGTCGGGTTCGAGGCGGACGGTACGCCGATTGTCAGCGAGGACCCACCGGCCCCGAAGACGGTCGTGCCAGGCCGCCATTGGGAGTCAGCGTTCGCTGACTTGCTCGCTCAGATCCGAGCAATGGACAATCGGGTCAGCGCGCTTGAGGACGGAACGTACGCTGGGGATCTAACTGTCCGTCCGGTCTGCCAGTGCGGCGCCGGACCTGACCGGCTATCGACCTGGAACGAGGATCCTCCCGGGTGGGACTGCCGGCACTGCGGCGGGTTCGTGCCGCGCTCGGAGGTCACCGGGCAGCGCGGTCCTCACCCGAGCGGCGAGGTGTCGGCGCGCAACCACGATACCGGAGGCGAGTGATGCACCCGGCGGCGACCCAGGAGGACAAGAGGGACGTGCGGTTGGCGCTCTCGATCGACCACGGCCTCTCGATGAAGACTGCCCTGTTCCTCGAGGCGCTCGGGCGCTGGGTCCTCGACAAGGGACTCGCCCTGACGAAGAAGCAGCGCGCGCGGCTCGAGGAGATCCTCGAGGAGCACGGGCGGTGAGGGCTACCTGACGTGAAGGACGCCGGAACGCACCTCGAGATGACCAAGGCCGAGTGGGATGCCAAGCCGAAGGAGTTGCGGCATCACGGACGGACAGCGCTATGCTCTCTACCTAAACCCCAGGACAGGAGCTACCGAATCGTGGCCCGTGAGAATCGTCGAGGGCGACCGCGTCCAGGAGACCCCGTGAACATCGATGGCTGCCACGTCCGCTACCGCCCCACGCTCGTCCGGTTCGAAGGCGGCTATGCTGTCGTCCGGTCGCTCAGCGGTGATCGGCGCTGGCCGGCGTCGAAGGTCAGACCGGCCGCGCCGATCCCCGTCAAGAGGCGGGCTAGACCGGATCAGGAGTACGACTAGATGCGCGACACCAAGAGATGGCCGGCCACCGAGGTGTCCATGCGCCCGGTCAAGGACCTGGTCCCCTACGCGCGCAACGCCCGCACGCACTCAGCCAAGCAGGTCGACAAGATCGCCGCGTCGATGCAGGAGTGGGGCTGGACCAACCCGGTTCTCGTCGACGAGAAGAACGGGATCATCACCGGGCACGGCCGGATCCTGGCAGCTCAGAAGATGGGCTACGCCGAGGTTCCGTGCATGGTCGCGCGCGGCTGGACCGACGCTCAGAAGCGCGCCTACGTGATCGCCGACAACCAGCTCGCCCTCGAGGCGGGGTGGGACCGCGAGATGCTGTCGATCGAGTTCGCAGAACTCGACGCACTTGACTTCAACCTAGAGCTGACCGGCTTCGACGACCTGGAGATCAAGAGCTTCCTTGGCCGCGGCGACGAGCTTGAGGACGACCCGGACAAGGTTCCTGAGAAGCCCGAGGTCCCGGTGAGCCGGCCTGGCGACCTGTGGCTGCTCGGCAAGCACCGGGTGCTGTGCGGGGACTCGACGTCGGCCGAGTGCGTGACCCGGCTCCTGAACGGGGAGGAGCCCCGGCTGATGGTGACCGACCCGCCCTACGGGGTGGAGTACGACCCGGACTGGCGCAACCGAGCGGGCGTGTCTTCGACCAAGCGAACGGGCAAGGTCGCCAACGACGACCGGGTCGACTGGACCGAGGTCTGGAAGCTGGTGCCCTGCGACGTCTCCCTACGTCTGGCACGCCGCGAAGCATGGCGGCGAGGTCGCTGCCAACCTGCACATCGCGGGCTTCGAGATCCGCTCGCAGATCATCTGGGCCAAGAGCCGGTTCGCGCTTTCGCGCGGCAACTACCATTGGCAGCACGAGCCTTGCTGGTACGCGGTGCGCAACGGCCGTAAGGCGCACTGGATCGGCGACCGCAGCCAGTCAACGGTCTGGTCGATCACTGTCACCGACGACGGGGACAAGAACACCCACGGTACGCAGAAGCCGCTCGAGTGCATGGGCCGGCCGATGCGGCACCACGACGCGCCGCTCGTGTTCGACCCGTTCCTTGGGTCGGGAAGTACCCTGGTGGCGGCCCACCTGCAGGGACGCACCTGCTACGGGATCGACCTGGACGCCGGCTACGTGGACGTCGCCGTGCGGCGCTGGCAGCGGCACTCAGGCCAACCTGCTACCTTGGACGGCGACGGTCGGACCTTCGAGATGGTCTCGAAGGAGAGGCTGAAGGCACCACCCTAAGCTGGCGAAGACTAGCAGGAGGAAGACTTGAGCGAGAAGCAGTACGAGGGAGGCCAGGCCGACGACCGCATGCTCCTGGCCCAGGACGAGAGCCCCAGCCGGTTCCGGCCGCGCTACCGCAAGCTGGACGACGGCGAGCTCCAGCGGATCGACGAGATCAAGGCGGCCGCCGACGGACTCGAGCGCCTGATTCGCAGCGCCTACTGCGTCAAGATCCAGGAGGGCGAGCGGTTCGAGGCGGTGGCCGATGGCAAGTCCAGCGCCTCGCGCGAGCACGCTCTCGCGATCACGAAGCTGGAGGAGTGCGTCATCTGGGCGGTCAAGGGGCTGACGGGATGAGGAACGGCATTCGCGTCGTCGTCGGTCCCGTTGCCATGGACGAGTTCAAGGTCTACGCCGAGGACGGCGAGGACCTGACCGATAAGCTGCACGTCAAGAGCGTGCGCGTCGAGGCGAGCGCGACCGCCTTGACAACCGTGCATCTCGAGTGCTATGGCGAGGTGGACGCGCGCGGCGTGCTCTCCGTTGATGCCCTACCCCGCTCACAAGCCGACCGAGCAGAGCCGGAATCAGGTCCGGCTCTACGCGGCCATGGGCACCCGGCAAGAGGACGTTGCCAGGGTGATGGAGATCAGCCCCCCGACGCTCTCGAAGCACTACCGTGAAGAACTGGACACCGGAAAGATCCAGGCGAACGCCAAGGTCGCCGAGGCCCTCTTCAACCGGGCGACCAAGGGCGGGGCCCAAGCGGTGACCGCGATGATCTTCTGGCTGAAGTGCCAGGCCGGCTGGAAGGAGACGAGCGTCCTTGAGCACGTGGGCGACGGTGGAGGCGCGATCGCGGTCGCTGACGCGCGCACGGAGCTGGCCGTCCTGATCGGCCGCATGCACGAGGCCGCCAAGGATGACGAGGCGCCGGCGACGAAGAAGCCGGCTCGCAAGCGCAGGGCCAGGGGGAAAAAGAGGGTCGCGCCAAAGCGGGTGGCCGTTCGCAAGAAGAAGGGCTGAGTCCGTGAGCGCTGCGCCGCTGAACATGGCGGAACTCGCTTCCCTGTCACCGGAGCAGGCCGCGTCCGTGATCAGGCGCTTGAGCCGCGGTGCAGCAGAGGCGCTGCTGTGGGACTGGTCGTTCCGCGCGCGCGGATCACAGGTCGCCCCGAAGGGGGATTGGACGACATGGGTGTTCCTGGCCGGGCGGGGGTCGGGGAAGACACGCGCGGGCGCCGAGTGGGTGCGCGAGCGGGTCAAGCAAGGCTATCGGCGTGTGGGCCTGATCGCCCCGACCGCCGGCGACGCGCGTGACGTCATGGTCGAGGGCGAGTCGGGCCTGCTCTCGGTTTGCTGGCCCAAGGACAGGACGCACGCGGGCGAAGACATGGGACGCCCGCTCTACGAGCCGTCAAAGCGCAGGGCCACCTGGGCCAACGGTGCGCTCGCCACGCTCTACTCGGCCGACGAGCCGGAGCGACTCCGCGGCCCGCAGCATGACACCATCTGGGCGGACGAGCTCGCGGCGTGGCGCTACTGCCGCGACACCTGGGATATGGCGGCCTTCGGCCTGCGGCTCGGCGACGACCCGAAGGCGATGGTAACCACCACGCCCAAGCCCATCAGCGTCCTGCGCGAGATCCTCGCGGAGCAGGGAACCGTGATCTCGCGCGGCTCAACCTTCGACAACCGGGCCAACTTGGCGAAGCCCTTCTTCGAGAAGATCGTCACCAAGTACATGGGCACACGCCTGGGCCGCCAGGAGCTGCACGCGGAGATGCTCGAGGAGTCCGAGGGCGCGCTCTGGAAGCGCTCGTCCCTCGAGGCGTGCGCGCGGCCGGCGCCCGATTCCCTGGGGCGGATCGTCGTGGCGATCGACCCGGCCATCACGGCCAAGGTGGAATCAAACGAGACCGGGATCATCGTGGCCGGCCGGGAGACCAGCAGCCTCGGGCACGGATACGTGCTTGCCGACTGCAGCGGTCGCATGAGCCCGGGCGAATGGGGGGGGCGCGCGATCTCGGCCTACCACCAGTTCGGCGCCGACCGGATCGTCGCGGAGGGCAACCAGGGGGGGGACATGGTCCGGCACACCATCCACACCATCGATCCGAACATCCCGGTCCGCATCGTGCACGCCCACCGCGGCAAGGCCGCCCGGGCCGAGCCGGTGGCTGCCCTGTACGAGCAGGGTCGGATCCATCATGCTGGCTCCCTGCCCGAGCTTGAGGACCAGCTCGTGACCTGGGAGCCGCTCTCGGGCATGGAGAGCCCGGACCGGCTCGACGCCCTCGTCTGGGCCTTGACCGACCTGTTCCTTACCGGGGCCGGGATTCGTAGAGTAGGGGTCGGGCCGGAGGTCATCACATGAGCGCGACGAACGGACGGACTCGGGGACAGGGTAGCTTCCTGGACCCCTTCTTCGCCCCCTTCCGTCGCCAGCGCGTCCCTCCCTCCCAGACCGTCGGCGTTTCCGGCACCGCGGCCTTCGGCGGGTTCCTGCAGACGAGCGAGAAGGATCATCGCCTGCAGGGGCGCGAGCGCTACAAGACCTACTCCGAGGCCCTAGCGAACACGGCCATCGTGGGGGCCGGCACGAGGTTCTTCTTAAACCTCACCGCGAAGCCGACGTGGAAGGTCGAAGCAGCCGACGAGAGCGCTGAGGCCCGGCGCCTGGCTGAGCTGGTCGAGGATGTCATCTTCGACATGACCACCCCATGGCACCGGGTGGTCAGGCGCGCGGCGATGTACCGGTTCTACGGATACTCGATTCAGGAGTGGACGAGTACGCGCCTCGAAGACGGGACGATTGGGTTCCTCGACGTCGAGCCTCGCCCACAGATCACGATCGAGCGCTGGGACATGGACGAGACCGGCACCGTGCACGGCGTCGTTCAGCGGAGCCCGCAGACGCAGGTGGAGATCTACATCCCGCGTGGCAAGCTGGTCTACGCCTGCGACGACTCGCTGAACGACTCGCCCGAGGGCCTCGGACTGTTTCGGCACATCGCCGAGCCCGTGAGGCGCTTGAAGCGCTACGAGCAGCTGGAAGGGTTCGGTTTCGAGACGGACCTGCGTGGCATCCCGGTTGGTCGCGGGCCTTTCCTCGAGCTGCAGGCGATGGTCGACCGCCAGGAAATCACGGCCGCGCAGAAGTCGCAGTACGAGGCTGGGTTGCGGCAGTTCGTGCAGAACCACGTGAAGACGCCGGACCTGGCCATCCTTCTGGACTCGAGGACCTACGAGACCACCGACGACAAGAAGACGCCGAGCCCGGTTCGCCAGTGGGACGTCGAGCTGCTCACGGCCCAGAGCGCGGGCATGGCGGAGGTCGCGGCCGCGATCGACAGGCTCAACAGGGAGATCGCTCGGGTCCTCGGGGTGGAGCAGATCCTGCTTGGCGAGAGTAGCGTTGGCAGCCTGGCCCTTTCGAAGGACAAGAGCACAAACTTCGCCCTGGTCGTGGACTCGACTCTGAAGGAGCTGGCCGAGACATTCGAGGCCGACCTGGTAGATCGCCTGTTCGAGATGAACGGGTGGGACATGGACCTGCGGCCGACCCTGAAGACCGACGCCGTCCAGATGCGCGACGTGACAGACATCACGGA